AACCTAGATGAACTACAATTTTTAGCACAGCATATTGACCAAATAGTAAATGACATTAAACCAAAATATAAATATGGGGTCTTAGCAGATATATTTGTTCCATACCTAAGAGCATACATGCGGAAAGCAGAACAAACCAATGAGGTAGATTACGGACTACAACAAGTAGCGGGTGACCATTTACTACTTGGTATGCAACAAATTATGGATAATTTAATCAATGTGGCAACGCTTGACCAAATCGAGGATGCACTTTACCAATCTAGGGCCATTATGTCAACACGAATCAAAACTGTACTTGATACAAAAATAAACGAATTGACACAAATCTTACCAAACAAAGAATTTTTAATTCAATCTATGCAAAATCAAAATGATGTAACGAGGCAAACGATTCAACGGGAACTTAATGACGCATTACAGGAACTGCCGACACGAGCACAAATTCAAACCATTTTAAGAGCTCTAGACACGGCAATCTCAAGACGCGACAAACAAATGGCCGATGAAATTGGGGCGAAACTAGACCAACTTTTAACAGTTCAACCTGCAACGGAAGAACAGTTGAGAGATGTTAGAAGACTAGTTCAAGAATCAAAGAATCAGAATATAAGACTGCATATGAGGTTACAACAACTACTTAAAAGCGAGCCTAAAAAGTTGAGAAAACTTATCAAAGATGAAATAGACAGCCTTAAAACTACTAATCAACAAATATCGGTAGCGATGAAAGACCAAATATCGGATAAAGTTGTACAAGCGATAGAAGATGGAAATGTCCAAAGTAGACAAGGGATGGAAGAATTTATAAAGCAGTTATTAGAAGCAAATAAACCACCAGCAGCACTGGTTGATGAAGACGATGAAGACGATGAAGACGATGAAGAAGAACCCAAAATAAAAACAGTTACTCAATTAACGGGCCGTGATACAAAAAGAGCATATGTAAATAAAATGTGGGAAAAAATAAAAGAATCAGATGAAGACAAGAAATTGTTTCTTCGACATTATACAGGAAGAGAAAAGCCAAACACGAAAGTAGAACTAGATAGAGCAATCGTAGAAATAAACAGGAGACTCGCGGCAAAAGGATATACAAGTGGAACCGGCTTCGGTAGAATCAGAGGACGCGGAATCATTGCAGAAAGTGCAAACTATTCAGACGGCATCATGCAAACAAACAAACATGTTCCATTTGGTAGATTCTTTATCAACAATCACAAACTAAATGACAATATTGTATCACTCAAGAGACCTCACGGCGGAAATGTTTGCGGCTTACCTGTAGAACGAGTAACCGCAGAACTTGGAGAAGTATTAAGGACCATCACCGGAGGAGGACAGCCAACATTTACTCAACTTGAAAAACTTTCAAGCGAAGAAAAAGCTTACCTTTACAAAATAGCAAAGCAATCAAACATAATCGATAGATTGAGTATTCCAACTCCAAACAAAGATGACGATGACAAAGACATCAACCAATTCGAAATCATGAAAGGGGAGATATTAGCCGGAAATGATTCATCTGAACTAGTAAGGAAATTTAAACTACTAATCATCAAGATGACAAAGAAAAACTTACTACCAAAAGGACAAGCGAAAGATTTATTGATGGATTTGGCTACATTAGGTTATTAATTTAACATTACTTAAAGAAATAGCAATAATAAGTATTATATAATAAAAAATGGTAAATTACGAGAACGGAAAAATATACAAAATATGGAGTACATTAGGCGACAAAATATATGTCGGTTCAACGACTAAAGAAAGACTTTGTCAGAGAATGGAAAACCACCGAGGAGCATATCGTTCATGGCAAAAAGGAATCCATAACTTCATCACATCATTCTCACTTTTTGACGAGTACGGATTAGAAAACTGTTTTATTGAATTATTGGAAGCTAAGGAATGCCAAAGTAGAGATGAATTAAACAAAACAGAAGGTAAATACATCAGAGAATTAGATTGCGTCAATAAAATGATAGCTGGTAGAACATCAACTGAATATGCGCTTGATGTTAAAGAAAAGAAAAAGCAGTACGAGATAGACCACAAAGAACAAATAAAAGAGCGAAAACGATTATACAGAATTGAAAACAAAGAAGCAATTCAACAAAAGAGTAAACAGTATTATATCGAACATAAAGATGAAATTAAGCAATATCGAGAAGAGAATCAAGACCAAATTAAAGAAAAGACAAAACAATATAGATTAGAGAACAAAGAACAGTTATCACAATCAAAAAAAGAATATTACATTGCGAACAAAGAACGCATAGAAGAGCATAGAAGCGAGAGGACTCGATGTGAATGTGGTGGAATATACCGATGCGGAGACAAAACAAAGCACTTTAAAACGAAAAAGCACTCCATCTTTATAGAAAACAAAAACAAATAATCATTTAATTTAATTTCGTTTATATATTTTTTCTCATTCAAAATATATAAAAAAAATGTTTTTTCCAAAGCAACAATATCCCAACACTTCAAATAACAATCCAAACATGAAATCCGGCGCATCTCAGGTCCCCTTTTATTTCGGTGCAAGTTCAGTCCCAACAGATTTATTTTTGCCTAAAACAGCTTACAGCGGCTCAAGCGGTTCAGGTTTTTCCAAAGGTTCAGTCTCAAAAACTCATCCTAGCGATTTAGATTTCACAACAAAGAAAGGAGATGAAGTTTATCATCGTAAGAACCACAACATAAAAATTCCATTTAGATTACCTTTCATGCATTAAATTATCTTTTAAAAAATTATAATCTCATGATATAATATAATCGACAAATGAAAATTATCGTTTTTAATTCCAACAACTTAATCCAAGACGGAAATAATAATAAATTAGTTTATAGGTTCCCGAATTCAGTGCAGTTTCAAAATTGTCACATTGCGGTCTCGTCTGTTAGTATGTATTACTCATGGTTCAATATAAGTGCAGCCTTAAACAATAACAAATTTTATTACACATGGTACAACGCCGCGGGCATCATATCTGTAAATGGTAATCCGTATTTTACAATTACGGTCCCCGATGGTCTGTATGAAATCGTTCAATTGAATAATCTTCTTCAATTCAGCATGATTAATAATGGGACTTACTTGATAGATACCGCAACCGGACAAAATGTTTATTATGCAGAATTTATTCTCAATCCAACTCGATATGCCGTTCAAATAAACACTTTTAATTTCCCTACAGCTCTTCCTGATGGGTATTCTGTGCCGTCAAATTGGGCCACTTACGCCGGGTCGTTTCCAGCTCAATCGTTTAATCCGTCTATAACACTGCCTTATGCAATCAACAATATTTTTGGTTATGTTGCAAACTTTTCAACAGACTCAAACGTAAATAATGCATATGTTCCGCCAGCTGCTTCTCAATATGTTTCTAAAAATGGCGCGGGAACTATTTCATACCTTTCAACTCAAGCTCCCAATGTGCAGCCGAACTCATCAATTTACATCTCAATCAGTAACATCAATAATACATTAGCTCAACCAAGCTCAATTTTGTATGCTGTTGTTCCGACTGTTCTCCCTGGAGAAATTATTACAGAACGGCCTCCACAATATGCTTGGGCGAAATTAATCGACGGTACATACAACGAAATCAGGATGACTTTTTTAGGCTCAGATTTGCAACCTATTAAAATAAACGACCCAAGCATGACTATCATGTTGGTTGTTCGAGATGAATCTGATGTTGGTGGATTCAACAGCAAATAAATCAAAATTATATTTTTTAAAATTTATTTCTAAATTAATAATATAGAAATGAATTCAGACATCACCGAGCAGTTTTTAGATAAACTTTATGATGACTTATCCAAAGAAAGCAGCCGCATCTTGAACGACATCAAAACAGACAAGAACGACTCTAAAGAGGTGTACCAGCATCAACAGTTCAATATAATCAACAGCTTAATGATAAATGCTTTAAAATTAAGAAACCTCAAAAAGAAAATAAAAAACAAGATTGATAATTAAATATCTAAGACTTATATTATAGATGGTTAGAAAAGTATATTTACCAACAAGTAATGGGATTATGATTACAGCAACAAGGAAGATTAAAGGAACAGGGAATGGTTCAGTGCTCTTACAAAAAGGAGGCCCGGGCGCTGGTTCATCTTATGGTTCTATTGATAACTATTTCAACGAAACGGGAATCGACGCAACCAAAGCCCCTAAAATGAGCTCATCAATCGGGAATGGAATAAATAAAATAAATAGTTCTTTAGAAAAGCTTTTAGTCAAATCAAAAGGAGAACGAAAGAAAGAGAAAAACATCAATTTCAATTTGTAAATTAATATTTAGCAAAGCTAAAAATTAATTAAGAAATTAGGATGGAACATTTCAATTTGTGATTTATAAATAATCTAGTAATATAATTTTTATCGTAAATATTTTTATCTAAGTTAAGAATATATATAATAACAATGTCATCTGATAAGTTAGTATTCGATTTATCCCAAGAAGTAGAAGGTAGTTCAAATGTTTTCGTAAAAAAAGATTGGTTAAACATTTTAGACAACCAAAACCAGAACTACAACAGCAATCAATGTGTGATTGATACATCTCAACTTTCAAACAGCAATAAATATTTATCGTATCGTGAGGCCTACGTGATGATGCCGATGATGCTTACATTAAGTACAACTAATGGTGTATTTAACACAACTAACTCAGCAACCTCAAGCGATTATGCGATAGGCTTGAAAAATTGGTTCGGTTCCATCATCCATAGTTTTACTTTAGATTATCAAGGTACAACCATCATACAACAGACACCTTATTTAAATATGTGGAACTGCTTCAAACTTATGACTAGCTTAAGCTGGAATGATGTCATCACATCGGGGAGTACAATTGGTTTTTATCCTGATAATCCTTTAGCGTGGACATATTGGACAAATGCAAATACATCCGGCCAAGGAGTAGCTAACAATGGAAACTCTCCAGCAAATGCGGTAGTTCAAAGTGCAATTACTACATCATTCAATATTTATGAAGCAGGAAGAGGTAACACTGGATTTGCAAGACGTCAACAATATATCAATTTTGATTTAAATGGTAATCCTGGAGATACTCAGTATGGAGTTTTATTTCCTGCTGTAGCCTGCAATAATTTATGGAAGTCATACATATTCAACAAGCAAATTTATGGTGACGCTGGCGTCAATGGTGGTCTTATTCAGATTGCAATTTCTGCTACTATTTATTTAAAACATATTCATTCATTCTTTTCAATGACTCCATTATTAAAAGGTGTGTTCATGAAGATGACTATGAATTTAAATAACACAAGTGTGAATGTAAATGTTGTTGGAACCAACGAAGCAATATCAAGACCAACTGCTGTATCACTAGTTTCCGTTGCAAATGCTGTTGGCGGAACTTGTCCGTTAATGATTGCTTCTAGCGCTCCTGCTAATGGTGGCTTCAATATGGGAGGTATAACAGCTGATGGTATAAATCCTGCTTCGTACATCGCAACTTTATCTGTCGGTGCTCGATGCTTAAATAATACCGTAGCAGCTCTACCAAATTATCAAACTTCTCCGTTATCTCAAAGCGTTTTCTTATATGTTCCTGCTTATACTTTCAACCCAGTCTTTGAACAGGCCTATTTATCCTCACCAGTAAAACAAATCAAATACACTGACGTTTACCAGTACCAAATCTTTAACATTAACGCAAACTCTGGAACTATCAATAACCTTATTACTAATGGTATTGCAAATATTAAATCCGTTTTAGTGATTCCATTTTATGCAGCAGCAAATAATGTAGCGCTTCCTGGTCTTCCAGTTCATCAATCACCTTTCGACCCTGCGGGCTGCGGCCCTACTTCCCCTCTGTGCTTATTAACTAACTTCAATGTTGTTATTAGTGGCCAAAATGCTATTTATAACACTGAAAAGTACAGCTTTGAACAGTTCAACAATCAGCTTTACGGACAAAACGCCGTCAATGGTGGAATGACTGACGGTCTAACCTCTGCATTGTTCAACTCTTTAGGCTTTGAGATGGAGTACTGTTACTATTATGTAAATGTTTCTCGCATGTTGCCTGTAGAAGAATCAGTTCCAAAATCGGTACAAATCATTGGGACCAACAATACAGGCAAGGCAATTGATTTGTACTGCTTTGTAGAGTACGGAGTGGACGTTTCCATCGATATACTTTCCGGGAGCCGTGTCTAAATACCTTATCTAAAATCTACTTAAATTAATTCCATATTCATATCATTTTATATAAATATGGCATTAATTCACGTTAATCAAAAAAAAAATTCTAATCCAATATTATAATGCACATCGTACATATTAAAGCAAGCAAAAAACAATTAGCAAAACTAAGAAATGGTCATAAGGTAAGAGTATCACCAGCAATTCAAGGTGAAGGAGTGAATTT